CGATCTTGTCGGCTGCATCAATAGATGATTTGATTAGCGCACCAAAACCACCCACGCCAACAACACCAATAAGGGAAGTTTTAAGCATCCCTACAGTATCATCTACGTGCTTAAAGTTTTGCCTAATCCCTTTTAGGGCCTTACTAGCTCTGTCCTCAACAGATACGCCATACTTTGCAACAGCTCTAGACATTATCAGCCCTTTTGTTTTTTAGGTTAAAATAAGCAACCCAACCATAGAACTCGATCTGATCAATCTGTTCTACCTCTGCAACCGTCTTTCCTAACTGCTCAGCGACATAGAAAAGCGTATAAACCTCCTTGTCGCTGTCGATCAGTTTCCCAGATCATCCTCGATTTCAACAATGTCCATATGATTAACAATGCGGGAAACAATATCAGGGTCTACCGACCGCATTAATTCATCTTTTTGAGCGCCTGTAAAAATTGGCGCTCCGCTTTCATCCCTGGCGATTAATATCAAGGTCATTACCACACCCTCAAGCCCGCCATCCTGAACAAATTTGAATATTTCAGAACGCTCCTGCATGTTAGGGACTTGGTAATAGATTTTTGCGGGGCCGTTTTCGTCTCCCCACTCTTTCACCTCGATAGGGCCTTTAAGCTTACGCCGTTCGTTAAAATGCTGCTTGGCATTAGCGAGGATATTCATTACTGAGTGCCCTCAGTCAGTGCGCCCTTAAAGTTAAAGGTTGCGCCGACCACCGCGCCTTTATCCAGGCTGAGATTGTAGCTCTCAATGAGGACATCGCCAGAACGCTCATGCTCGCCAACCCCTACGCCTGTGCAGTACAGGTTTAAGGTCACAGTCGAGCCAGCACGCAAAGCAGTAAGCATAGCGTCCTGTCCATTGGTATCAGTATCATCGAAATGACAAGTAACTGACCCAGAGCCATCAACAAGACCACCAGAAATATAACTGACAGTGCTAGCACCGATTACAGTATCATCCGCGATTGATGTATCGGTTTCCGTGTAATCAGCCGACAGCACATTAGCGATTGCGTTAGCGCCGATATAAACCGCGCCACCATTGCCGTGATAAGTTGCCATAATAATGCTCCTTTAAAGTATGGTTTCAACGTCAGCCGATGAAACGCGATAAACTAAAACATAGGTTAATGTCATTAAGCCCACAGGCCGATCTAGTGAGCCATCATCAATTTCAACATCAGTTCCCTGTAACTGGATAAACTTTAGCCATCCAGCGCCATCAGAAGGGCCTGGACCTGGGCCATTGCCGGGGCCTGGGCCACCGCCACCGCCACCGATTCCGTCAATATCCCAAGTCTCGCCAGCGCCTAGAATATCCTCAATAGATACCGCTATATCATCAAGCGCGTCATCTATTCCGGTGATCTCTTTGCCCCTGATTTCTATTGTCAAAATCAGTTCTCGGTCAGATTCAAGATCATTAATAGACTGCGAATCTGCAAGAAGCCGCTCTGTTAACGTGTTGATAGTTATCGCTGGCAGGTTGGCTTCATCGTATTTTTCAGTTTGCCGGGAAGAAAAAACGGTAACACCGGCAATACCTGACAATGCAGATTCTATCGCTTCTCTGATCTGTTGCCTTGCATGACTCATGCTCTAACCTTGGCTAGTAGTCGTTTCATGTTGCGGTCAAACTCTTTTCTAAATATAGGGCCGCTTTTCTTGGTTAGCTCAAAAAAGATAACCCGCCCTCGCTTTTCAATGGGTATCTTCTTAGCTTCTATAGGATAGCGGCTTTTGCCTTTACGCTTAAAAACCTGCTTTCCTCCACCCATAGCATTATTAATAAACGCCCCTGGGTAGGTTTTAGCTTTAGTTTTAACGCCCTTTTTGTTCTGCTTGGCATCTAAAAGAATGGCCGGAATAGAGCGCGTCCTAAAAAATATCCATGCGCTTAACCTGCTCACTGTAGCGCCACTAATAGTTATGCGGTTTTTCTTCCGCACGTTACCCATGTTGTCATATATGCGCCTAATGAATTTCTGAGCAACCCCTGTTTCTGATGCAATCCTACGAATACCCTGTGTGCGTATTTTAGTAGCTACACGGTTAAGCGATTGACTCGCGGCCTTTGGTTGTATCCTTTTTTCAATAACACCCAAGTCCTTAATGATCGCCTTCATGTCTCCGCGAAGATTAACGCCGGTCGCCATCACGCATCCCTTAGATAGACACTAGAAAACCCTGTGCCATCTGGTTGAATACTGATAATCGTGTAACTGTCTGTCACTATATCAACAGCATCGCCGCCGGAATAGCCTGATAAATCGCTAGTCTTTGCCTGAAGCATGGGAACAGTGCCCTCTATATCGAGGGCATCTGCATACCCATTATCTACAATGGCTAGAATCGTTTTTTCACTTGCGCCGCCTGGGTCAAGCGTAACGCTAGTAGCAAATTCAGCCGATTGCAGAAAAAGGTCTAGCTCGTCACTATCATCAGCAAACATCAGATAGACTGCCGATTAATTGACAGTACCAACACCAACATTGATTTTGACCTTGATATTCGCGTCGGTAGTCGCACCGAGTGCTTCCCAAGCTACGCAAGAGCCAGTAATATCTCCGGTTGCTGGTGTTGCCGAGCCGTCATCAAACTTACTAGCACTTACGTCATAGGTCAGGGCTTCACCCTGGGCGATAACTGCGGCATCGACTTTAGGCAGATCAAACACGCCAGAAGTGTACACTGTGCCGGTCGCACCATTGGCAATGTCAGTTGCCGCAACACAAACAAGCGAACCAACTACAACCACGTCACCGGAACTAATAGCAGAACCAGCAGTGATCTCCATTGTTTCGCCTGGCTGAATAAAATTAGTAGCCATTTTTCAAATCCTCTTTAAAGTTCAAAAAGGGCAGGGGCGAACCCCTGCCAATTACTGCCGCTGGAGAAATTAAGCGCCATAGTTCCAATACAGGCCGCGATAATCCAGAGCCGCTGCCACTGCATCGATACGTACCTTGTATTCCAGGCCGTCACGATAGAAACCATTCTGGCTTTCCATGTATGGCTCCTGCATACCGTTAAGAAACGCCACTTCAACAGTGTCCGTGGTGTTCGGATTAGCAGCCAGATACCAACCAGTCGAAAGCGAAGCATCGAGACGATGATCTGCGATAACTTCAAAGACGTTCTGGAATGGGTTTGGCTTTAGGTCGCCTGATGTGGTTGGGTCATAAGTAGCAGAGATCAACTGCTCCGCTGCGGTCTGAAGGGCGACAGGTACGATCAGATACTGACCCATGATACCAAGAGTAGCGTTGCCGCTTGGGTCGGTCTGGGTAGCCATTGCTACGCGGGCCGCGTCAAGGGTTGCTACCGATGGAGCCGCACCAGAACCAGAGGCAACATAGTTGCTATGGTCAGCGTGGAACAGGTCAGTGCTGTCCTGATTCAGAGCCGCGTTAGTGGTGAGCACCGAGTAAACAATATCGCCGATCTTACGACGTGCAGCGCGACCCATAGCCATCGGCAAACGTCCGAGAGCGTCAAGATCATCATTAGCCAGAGCCTCGCGGCTGATGCGTAGCATCTTGCCATAGGTGGCTAGCTGGATGTTCTCTTTCAGGTCTGAAACATTGCCGAATGTGTATTCTCCGTCTTCTTTGATCATATCAAGATCGCCAAAGGCAGAAATGGCAGTCCGTGAACTCTGTCTGAAATCAGATAAAGAACCCTGGCGAGTCCAACGGCTCCAAGTTTCTTCAGTTTCGTTGTAGCCGGTTAGCAGCGCCTTATTCGCTACGTTTTCCAGAATGTTGCTGAAGTCGCTTGAGGTCATGCCGCCTGCGCGGTATTCCATAGCGCGTTTGATAATGGCATCCTTCGAGCCGGTCACAGGCTGGCCGTTTACGCGCAGATACTCGCGTGCCATATCAGCAGGATTCATAGAAACGAACTCGCCGTTACGTGCTTCGCGTACTTTTTCGCGGTCTTGCTCAAGGCCGAGATTAACTGACAGGGCCAGTTCTACACCGCGCTGGAATTTCTCGCCCGCTTCCTCTCCTACCGATACAGTAGGGGCGCGCTCGTCTTTACGATCACCGGCAAGAGGCTGATTGCCTTCTGCCAGATAACGAAGCAGCGCATCTTTAGCACTAGAAATGCTCATGCCGTTACGGATGCAGGTTTCGCGCAGTTCTTCAAAACGTGCACTGCCCGCATAAGGCTGGAAAGCTTCGCGAATACCATCCTGGCGTTCAAGCTCAAGCTTGCGCCCTTCACTGATACCCTCGGCCAGTGCTGCCTTGCGTGCGTTCTCGAAATCAACAACAATCTTGCTGTCGTCCTTGCCGCCGGTTTCGACGGTCTTATCTTCGGTCTTGTCCATTGCTGGAA